AAGAATACCTTTCTTTCAATGAAGTTAGTATCAACAATAGTTACTGAAGGATAAGATGATATTGAGCTATTGAAATCGCCTTTCTTTATAGGCACTCCAAAATCAACCGTATAGCTTTTTGATTGACTTGGAGTGATTGGAATTCTCTTTTGGAGAATAACTTTGATATCGGAACCAGTAATAGAGTTCTCTGAGTTTTGGATGTACTGCTGAATTTCCGCCTTTTGAAATCCAGACTTAAACTTACCGAGAAAATCTGTCTTATAATCTTCAATTGCAGCAACTACAAAGCTTCTAATCTGGGCCGCGGTATACTGAGTTAAAGTCGAATCATAGTATACGGATCCACGGACAAGAATATATGTATAGGAAGGATCAACAATTTCGGGTATAACAGTTAAAACATTTCTGTTTTCAATCAAAGTATTCTTAATACTTTCTTTTTCCAAATTGGTTAGAAAGAAGTTTTCTTTAGTCTTCAATGATAGGAAGACTTTACCATAGATGACAGGAATATTATCTTCGCCGCCCCATACAGCTACCGAATCGATGTTTGTATAGTCTTTGGTAATTAGTGTTTCATAGTCATATTTGGTAATAGCACGGTTCTGTGCTGAGTAGAAATATGGTGCGCGATGCTTGACCTGATCAATTGTTTCTTTTTCCGATCCAGAATATGCTGCACTAGTAGAAGATACACGAACATTATCGTTAAATGAACCAACTGATGCACTAACTGTAAAGACATTAATCTTATTGGCTATTGAACCAGAATTGTCAATGTAGGTAACATTGATGATATTGCCATCTGTTGGCTTTTTACCAATTACATCATCGCCAAAGTAGATTCTATAATTTCCATCTTCGTTTTCTTCAACAAAGTATACTTTTGAATCTCTTGTGATTTCAGTCAAATCTTCTGCGAGATTATAAACAGATGTGAATGTATTTGAGGCTGATTCTTGAACAGTGACAATTACCGTATTGAGATCGATTCTATCTGAAGGAATTTCAAATCTTCTCTTGGTATTTGTTGGATCCATCAGGAACTGGCGAGTAACAACTTCACCTTGCTTGATGGTAACATTACTGAATAGAAATGAACTTCCGTCTTTATTTACAGTGTGAGAATCCAAGACAACAAATGGATAATTAACACCATCAAGAGATCCACCAAAGACTTTGGTATATTTGTCGAGTGTTAGAGTAGAAATTTCTTGGTCTTCACTTACTGAAGGAGTCACTCTAATGTTTAACTTAGTTTCCGCGCCATGACTGCTTTCTGGTACATAGTTAATGAGCTTGGCATGTGATACGGTAGACTGGCGCAGCTTTGATGTATCCAGGAACATTTCATTGGCAATCATGTTCAAGTAGAACGCATTATAGTGAGTGTTATAGGCCAGAAGATCCAGCAGAACATTCATACCTGAACCTTCAAAGTCGAAGTCCTGGAATCGCGTCTGGCTTCTTAAGAATGTCTTTAGGTTATTCTTGATTGAATCAAAATCAAGATCGGTAACTGTTAGCGTTGTATTAGCTGCCATTAGCGGACTCTTTCTAGGAATATTGTGGTGGTCAGTGGCTGGTTTCTATTGAGAACAATAAAGTCAAGTCTCGCAGCATATCCATTATTATCAAAATCTGGTACAACCGTGACATTTACAAGCTGTACACGAGGTTCATAGTTCTGGATAACTTCTTTAATTGCATCCTTTAAGAAATTAGAAACAAGCGGAGACATATTGTCGAATAGTAATTTAACGGCATTCGAACCAACGCCTGGTCTAAAAGGCTTTTCGTAGAAGTTGCTTAGAATAAGATTACGAACCGAACGCTTGATAGCGTCTGCACCAGTCTTAACAACCACATCCTTCGTCATAGGATGTGCGATAAAATCCAAATCTAAATCGGAATAGTCTGGTGTTCTTGATATTACTATTGGTTGTGCCATGTGATTATTTATGTTTCTCTATTAGGTGATGTTGTTTTCTTAAATTTAATCTCAGCACCTTCCGCATCAGCAGAAGCGCCAGAAGCAAGTAGAATATTGGCTCCACCATCGGAACCGTCAGCAGCGATAGAACCGCCTTTGAGAGATAGTCTTGCGCTGGTTTTTAGATTTAATGCGCCGATAGATTTCATATGCATACTGCTTCCAGCTTCCAACATCATCTTATTACCTGAATATACACCAAGATTTTGTTTAGCGCCAAGCGTAACTGAATCGCTTGTAGACAATAAGGCCAACCCGCCGTCCGATGCAATAGTAGTAATGCCCTGTGAGGTAATTTTGGTTGAGCCTTCAATATTGGTGGACATTTCCTTGGCTGTGGTGTCCATATTACCGCGAATTGTTTGATTTAAATTCTTGGCCGTTAGGTTCATATCACCATGGACAACGGTATTATGATTTCCTTCCACTGTCATATTGTAATCACCTTTTACATATAAGCTACCGCCGCCTTGGACTGTAATATCCTGAGCGCCAGTGATAAGCATTCTATTTTCACCAAATATAATCTGATACATTCCATTTTGTGCGCCAATTGATATAGCACCATCAGGAGTTAATTGGAGCATAGAACCACCGCGATGCTGAATAGTTACATGTTCACTGCCTTTGGTATCATCGGTCATAATAACATGGCCAGATTTTGTCTTGGTTATAATATTATAATTCGGATATTCACCGCCAGTATCACGCGCATCTGGCGGTCCAGCCCAATCAGTAGGTGTTACATTCTTAGGATTTCCTGGTGGTTTATAAACGCCCATAATTCATCACTTTCTTATTTCAATATATTAAAAATATTAGTTGCTTGATGTGCAAATTCATTTGTTTTATTTAATAGCGTTTGAGCTTTTGTGCCTGGAGCAATTACTTTTTCCATCATACCCTTAGCTATTGTTTGTTTATCTGGCGGTAATCTATTAAACATCTCAGACATGACTCCAGAAGAACTGCCGAACATATTACCTAGAGACGCACCAGGGAAACCAGCACCAGCAGACATTAAACCACTGAAGGCTTCAATTGCTTTCTGTACAGGCTCTGGTGTTACCATCTGAATTGCACCAGTAGCAGATAAATTCATTGTAATATCACCAAATGCTGTGGGAATAGTAAATGGTGTGGCTGCTAATTTATCTATACCAAATAATGATGTGTCATATTGAAGGCGTTGCATATTGGTAATTACTTCACCAAGAGACTGATTGCCTTTTAATAGTGATACAGCGTTGGCCAAGTATGTAGCAGGATCCACCTTACCAGATGTGGCAAAGCCGCCGCCTTCCGATACTTCCATTGTCTGCATTAAAGTGAACATACTCTGCATGCCCTGAGCTAATTCAGGTGGTAGCGAGGATAATAATTCATCTGCTACGGATGAGGTGAGAGATGACAAAATAGAACCGACTGAGAAATTAGCACCAGGCAAAGCTGAAAGCATAGAACCGGTCAAAATATTACTGAAAGACTGAGTGGCTGTAGAAACGCTGGTTATTTGTTTTAATGGCATACCAGCTAGATTATATGATGCTCCGTGCGACGGAATACCTTTTAATAGGTTATGATTATGGAGCTGGCCTTTTTCTTGTATTTGGCGGATTCGAGTGCCACCAGATGTTGTTTCTTTTACATTAGGTGGAATATTTACATTAATAGTGGTGGCAAAAGCTTCAGTCATAGCATTTAGAAATGTATTTAAGTTCCTATTGCCTTTCATGCCGCCGTCTTGTCTATTTGTTGGTACCGAACCAAGAACAATTAATGTGGAATCACCAGGTGGCCCGCTCTTCATACACAATAGAGATTGCCCAGGATCCACCACACCATTAAATTGAGAAGCACCAGCTTGATTAGGTGGCATAATTACGGTAGAAAAACCTAGGTTTTCTTTCTTTACATTATTACCATGTACCTGTGGCAGATATACACGAACTAAACCGTTTTGATTTGGATCCGGATCAGCATCATGCCCGCCAACACATATGCCACACAATAAGCTATTTTCTGTTGTTGGATCTCTTGGTTTAACCATATTATACTATTCCCTGCCCTGCTGTCTGCGCCACACATTCCATGGTAGTTGTCGAGAAGCCACCATTTTTAATTGTGTGAGTTAAATTAACGATTAAATATCTGCCTGAACCATATAATAATTTATTTTCGCGCCCTGCGGAATCTTCAACGCCTTTTCTAGGTAACTCAACATCAATCATTTTACCAGCATGGAGCATTGGATTCCATGGTACTGTGAGAGATAGAGCTATTTTGTCCTGTTCTAGCAGCGACATTCTGGCCTGTCTTTTTAATAGATATTTCTCTATTTCTGATGGGCACTGATCCTGTGCTTTTTCTGTATTATAATTAGTCTTGGCAATATTCATATTACCACCGCCTAGTCCACACTCAGCCGCTTGATTGCCCATTAAACTAAAGAAGCCACCAAGAAGATTGCCGAAAATACCTGAGCTAATAAAGCTACCATCCACATCAATACCATTTAGAATATCTGATAATAAATCAAAATCGCATGGGAAATTATATGTCATTATACTAAGAGGGTGCCCATATCCTGAGGATGCACCTGTTTCAGCAAATACAAATGGCTTATTAATTGGTGGCGCTTCCTTGGTCAGTGAATAAATCGATCTAAAATGGTGTGTGCCGAAATTATCATATGTCATATAATGAACAAATGATGGGTCATTACCATTGGCTAGAGCAGCATTGGCCTGTTGTGCTACCACCTGAAACGGGTGGATATTCTCAGCAATATAATCGCGCATTGGCGTGCTGGGTTCTACATCTAGGTTTCTAACACCAGCGCATCCTCTTAATACTTCTGTAACAATCGCAGATGGAGAGGTGCAATTCCAGGGTTTACTGACAAGCGATCTGGCGTCATTTAACAGGCTATCATCACATGCATGGATACGGAATTGTTCGTTACTATTATTTAATAACTTACGCTGGTCTACCCGGTATATTCTCTGAGATACATCTAGAGTGGTTTCCATTCCAAAATAATCGAGAAGCTTTCTTTCAAGCTTAATTTCCATCTTTTTATTCTTGAAATCATCATAATTTTTAGGTTTTCCAACATTACCATTTTCATCTGGTGATGCATGAAGAAAGCTGTTTACCAGCACAGATGTTTGGAGACCTGGTGTTAATAGACTTTCTCCTAGTGTGATCTCACGAATAACTATTTCTCTGGTATTTTGCTCATCCACACCATTAAATGCTACCGTAAAATCA